TCACTTCGTTGGTGAGACTTTCTTGCCTTTCCGGTTGCGGATGTACTGCTCAGTCATGACTACGGTGGTATGCCCAAGTTGATCCTTGGCCTGCATGATATCGCCACTGGATTCGGCCTTGTCCGTACCGGCTTTGGCGCGCAGATCCCGCATTTGAAACTCAGGCTTAGCCACCCCAGCAGCTTCCCTCGCTATATCAAATCTCCTACGCAACATTGCCACCGTCATCGGTGTGCCATCTTCTGCAACGATCAGCCGCGTCGAGCGGACTTTATGCCCTGACTTTCGGGACATTATTCGATCAATCAAAACCTTCAGTTCGCCGGTGACCTCGATTCGACGTTTTGCCTTTGTTTTGCCCTGAAGGACCCAGATCTGCCCATCCCTTACGTCTCTTTCGTCCATCAGCCGTGTGTCCGTGACTCGTTGACCAGTCAAGTAGGCGAGGTCCATTGCATCACGCAACCCGGCATCAGCCTTGTCGTGAACTCGCTTGAACAGTTCGTCCTCAACATAGGTGTCCCTTCCAGTCTCCTTGTTGCCTTTGATTCCGGCGCAAGGGTTCGCAAGTGATGTATAGCCCTTGTCCCTGGCGTAGTTCCATATCGCGCTGAGCAGGGCTTTTTCTCGATTGGCTCTTACCGGCGCTGACTTTCGCCAGGTCAGATACTGGCGAACATGAAGGGGCTCGATCGTCTCAAGTGGTGCGGGCGGATCATCGAAGAACGCCATTAAGTTTTTCAGTTCGCGCTGATTGTCGAGCTGAGTCGCTGCGCCCTTGGTGGGCACAACTTCTACCAGGTACTTTTCTGCCACGTACCGAAAGGTGATCACCCTGGTGACCAATTCGTTTGAAGTGCGATCACGCTCCAGTTTTGCGTACGCCATGATGGCCAAGCCGTAGTCACTGCCCAGGGGTATTTCCTTGCGGTCCTTTCCGCCGGTGTCGTAATAGTAAAAAACCCGGCCGCTGGCTTTCTTGCGCTCTCTTAGCCGGGCGATGGAGCCCGGCTTACTTGGTCTTCTTCCCATTTCAGCTTGCCTTGCGTGGTTTCCATACGAGTTTTTCTGGCTCGGACATGCCGACAGCAGTAACTGCCATGGCTGTCACGCTCGGCCAACCGTTCATTTTGATGGTGTGCCTGATGCCGTTCCTTTTGAGGTTCAGGATCTGGCCAGCCTTTGTCCGAGCGCCGGTCAGCTCGCAAACCTCTTCATGTGATAGAAATTGAACTCCGCTCATGGATCGCTCCGTGCGCCCGTAGTGGGCCGCGCTGTCTTGATGATGTGAACGATGAATCCGAAAGTGATCAGCAGCCAGCCGCAGGTGCCGGCGAAGGCGTAGAGGATGTCGGCTGTTTCGCCGTCCGCCAGAAGGCGTGGGCCGAGCCAAAAGAACCAGCAGCCGCTGCCGACCAGGTACAGCAAAGCGCCCAGCAGGATCAGGGTGAGTTTGATTGCGAACATGTGGTGTCCTTGCCGCGCTGGGCGGCAGAAGGTGGCCCGCCGCTTACCGGCAGGCATGTAGGGGGATTGGGGTTAGGCTGCTGGGTGTTGCGCGGTGTCTCGAAAGACATCCATCTGTGCCGCGCCGTCGAGCCAGGCTGCTGCGATCCGGCGTTCTGCCATTGCGGCATATTCCGGGTTCAATTCGCACAAGATCGATTTGCGACCTTCCTGCATGGCGACCACCGCCGTAGTGCCGGCACCGCCGAAAGGGTCAAGCACGACGCCACCGAGTGGCGCGCCGGCTAGGACGCAAGGCCTGATCAGGTCCGGAGGGAAGGTCGCGAAGTGTGCACCCTTAAAACCTTGCGTCGGCACCGTCCAAACGCTGCGCTTGTTACGAGTGTCCAATGGCCAGGCACTTTCCGCTCGATCTGGCCGGTGCGTTCCCAGTGACTGCCCTGGGATAGGTTGCTCTCGCTTTGAATCATCGCGCTTGAAACTGTCCCGCTTGCTGCGCACCGCTTTCATTGGGCCGTTTGACTTTCCGGGCACTCGATCACTGCCGCGCTGTTGCTCGAGATCCTGAGCCATTCGTGTGATCGAACTCAGCGCTACAGGCTCCTTGATCGCATCCTGGTCGTAGTAATAGCGCGGTGACTTGCTCAAGAGAAACAGGTACTCGTGCGATTTTGTACACCGGTCCCTGGTGGATTCAGGCATGGGGTTCGGCTTGTGCCAAATGATGTCTTGGCGCAGGTACCAGCCATCATCTTGAAGGGCAAATGCGAGGCGCCAGGGGATACCCATCAAGTCTTTCTGTTTGAGCCCTACGGGCGGTGATCGTCGCGTGCCACGCAGCACCGCGCCGCGCGTAGCCTGAGAAACCATGTCGTGCTTACCTGCTGAACCACCAGGTGCGTATCCGCCCGCGATTGATGCGTATGTGTCTCCCATGTTCACCCAAACCGTCCCGTCATTGCGCAGCACCCGGCGCACTTCGCGGAACACTTCTACCAGGCGCTCGATAAATTCAGCGGGTGTTTCTTCCAGGCCGATCTGGCCGGCTATGCCGTAGTCTCGCAGCCCGTAGTAGGGCGGTGACGTGACACAGGTGTTTACTGACTGGTCCTGCAGCGTCCGCATCGACTCAATGCAGTCACCGATCAATACGCGATGCTGTTTCATGGCCTAGGCCCCTTGTAGATGTAGACGTAGGCGAACCAGAGGGTGGCGATCATGGCGTCACCTCGCGCCACTGTTCATAACCGTCGCCATATTCCCAGCAGTAGGTTGCTGGCCATGCTCCGCGAGTCGCCTGGTCAACGATGTTGTAGCTCCATCCGCCTTTCGCTGGCGTGGTTTTGATCCAGACGTGCTGTGCGCCGCCGAGATTCCAGCCACCGTAATCCTTGATGACCTCGACCATGAACTCGCGCAGGTCGTGGTGCCCGCGGCTCATTACTATGTAGGTGTCACCGCCAACGCTCTCGACGGCGAGCGGATACTTTTCTTTGGGCATGACTTCGTCCTTGCCGCTATAGCGGCTGACTTTGAAGGGGGAGGGGTGAAAAATATTTGATGCAATGGATATCGCTGAAGCCTGTGGCAGTTGCATAATTGCCGCCTAACAATCAGGGCTGCGCACATGCCAAACAGAGGAATAGTTTTCTGGGAGTGGGCTGATCCAACACTTCACAGCCGCTCGATCACCGAGCGATTGGGCGATGGGAGATTGATCGACGTGCAGGTTCGCATGTCCGCTCAGTGGGATGTCCAGCTGTTCATTGGCGTTTATGAGAGCAACGGCGCACTGGTATTCGAGGAGGCCTTCCAATCCCGGCCGGGAGAGACCATGTCTAAAGCCCTGGTTTGGGGGGTAGCACGAGCCAATGAGCAAGCGCTCTCGATTCACAGTCCACCACCCGCCGGAAAAACTCGGAAAGCTAAACCTGGGACATTGACATAGACCTAAGGTCTTTTCATGGACTAGTGTTGCTCCGGTTTTTATAGTCAGGTCTCCTTGCCAGCAGAAAGACCAGATCTATCTGATTAACCATAATTATTGAGTTGCCGTTCATCGCCTGCGCTACACCCAATTCGAACTCTCGATTTTTTTTTCGCCCTATACCGAAAGAGTCACTAATAACTATCCTCAGTCAGAGGAGCATATCTATGAACAGCATTGAAGAATTTCGATATAAGTCTCACGAGCTGCTACTTGAGCTCGATGCCACTACCACCAGAATGATGATGCTGGTAGCGCTTCGCGAGGTTTCGGGGCCAGTTTGGAATGAGGCTTACCAGGATCATTGCGAAGCTTACAAATCTTGGAATGACTACGTTAATACGCCTTTTGTGGTTTCGCCGCAGGAGGCATAGAAGGGGTGTCTGCCAGATCATGAGCATTCACAACCGTCATGCCGAGGCCTTCGGCGATCAGTACTTCCAGGCGGGCGCCCTTCGAGTTTTCCCAGCCGGGAAGGGTGGCTACGGTGTCGCAGTCCATCAGGGCGGCAATGTCGCGGCGCATGCAGTCGTTCCAGGTGCCACCGTCGGGGTTGAGCTCGGCGGGGTTGGTGACCGTGAGGCCGACGGCCCGCAGGCTGGCCGTCATGCTGTGGAAGGTGGTGAAGTTCAGCGCACGCAAGCCGCTCATGGGTCCGCTGAGGTAAATTCGTTTCACGGGGAGTCCTTGTCGGGCCATGCCCGGGCGGTGGAGTGGGGAGTTATGCGGCGTGCGCTTGGCGTTGTTCGGCGCGCCACGGGTCGTTGGCCCGTGCCAGCGCAGCCATCGGCGGTGGACTGACGCTGTTGCCGCACATGTGCACCTGCTGGGTCTTGGTGAACGGTTTGCCGTCAGCGCCGTGGCTGATGATGTAATCGGCCGGGAAGCCCTGGGCCTTGTATAGCTCGGCCGGTTTCAGCATCCGCAGGCAGATGTCGACGATCACATAGGGCGTGCCCTTGACCATTACGGTGACCATGGCCAAGCGGTCCTTGGTGGTGATTGTCGGCGCCGGCGAGTCACAATCACTGATGTTCTCGGTACCGTAGTAGCTGATCAGGAAAGCGGCTACGCGGAGGGCACCGGCTTCGTGTTCCGGTGACAGCGTGAGCGACACCAGCGAACCCTTGCCACCGCCGCCGGCTGTGATGGTGGGTGCTGGTTCCTCCAGGCCCTGGCCAACGCTGCCGCCGAATGCCCGCTCCATGAATGCGCTGACCAACCCGTGGTGCTGGCCGCCGGCGCTGACGGTGTGCAGCGGGTCGTTCACGTCCCGTGCATCGCAGTTGCCGCGCAGGTGCACCAGGTTCGCCACTGCCAACTGCTGCTGGCTGCCGGTGTTGGTCACCGTGGTCATGGGTTCGTGCATGCCTTTGGCGTGCGTGGTGTTGAATCCGCCATTGGCCTGGATCATCAGCGCGGCGCTGACCGACTGACCGCCGCCGCTGGCAGTGACGGTGCCGATCGGCCCGCAGATGTCGTTCACGCCGTGGGAGCGGCGTTTGTTTGCGCCAGAGCCCTCGCCGTGCACAGCCTGGACAATGCAGGCGGAAGCCAGCGCACGGTGGTTCTGCGTCATCAGCGTTCCCACCGGCTGTTCCATACCCACTGGCTTGCCGGAGTACCCCGGACCACCTGCCCCGAACATCAAGGGGCTGATCAGCGTCAGTTCGCCGCGATTCGCGCAGGTCACTGTCGGCAGCGGTTCGAGTGGGTCGTTAATTCGGTCGCTGCCCTGGTGCGTTGCCGGTGCGATGATTGGGCTGACCACGCTGAACGCTCCGCCCTTCGGGTAGGAGGTTACGGTGCGCAGCGGCTCGTCGGCAGACTGCACCGTCTCGCCAGACCAGTTGGCGATCGGCACAATGAACGGCGCCGCGCTGTCGATAACGAACTTCTTCATGCCCTTGGCAACGCGGCGCAGTGTGGCCGGTGCCAGGTCCTTCTTGCGTCCGAATATGCTTTTGCCCAGGTCGGTGAAGTCGATGCAGTCAGCAGCGGTTTTCCACTTCTGCTGGCCCTTGACCGGGTTTTTCGCGTGGGTCGGCTCGGGCCACACGATTGGCTGGCCGTCGCACCGAGCGATCATGAACAGGCGCTCCCTGCTGGTTGGCGCGCCGAAGTCGCACGCCCTGATCACCTTCCACTCAACGACGTAGCCCATGCCTTCCAGCAGATGAACGAAGCGACGCCAGGTCGTGCCGCGGCGCTTCGGGTCTGGCACCAGGAACTGATTCGAGACCGGGACCTGTTCGCCCAGATCGGCTATCCGGTTGATCTTGCTATTTGGCTTGGTCGGGTGCGGTACCAGGTCTAAGGTGACAACGCGCCCGGTCGCCTTGTCGCGCTTGGCGATCAATGGCCCCCACTGGAGTATTTGTTTCACGTTCTCCAGGCTGATCACGCGTGGCGTCTTCTTGCCGCCCCACTTCAGCCCGATCCACGATAGATTGCGGATCTCTCGCTTGCGCGGCTGACCGCCGGCCGCCTGGCTGTGGTGCGTGCAGTCCGGTGACATGTGGAACCAGCCCACGGCCTTGCCGCCGCACTCAGTGTCCGGATCACCTTCGAACACGTCGGTGGTGAAGTGCTTGGCGCCCGGGTGGTTTACGGTGTGCATGCTGATTGCCTGGGGGCTGTGGTTCTTCGCCACGTTCACTGTGCGGCCCAGGCCCATTTCCAGACCGGTACCGGCGCCGCCACCACCGCAGAAGAAGTCGACAACGATCTCATCGTCCTGAGGGTTGAAGCCGAGTCCGTATTGGGTTTTGAAATCGAAGGGATGTTTCTTCTGTTGTGCGGACATAAGGGATCCTCGCCGGCTAGCGTGATTCGTGACTGTGAAGGGATTTCGAAAGATAGTGGGCTCTACTACCCTCCTTCTGCCTACATATGTTAAAAGTAGGCCTCGAAGGCACTGGAAGCTTCATGATGGAGTTTGTTAAGGACTTTTTACTTAAACCTTTTGTCAGCATGTTTGGAGTGGCGTCGGGCGCAATAGGGGTGTTAGCATTTGTCATTATGCCGCAAAACGCTGATATATGGCTGAAGTTGTGTTTTGGGTTGTTGGTGCTAGTTTTCGTTTTATTTGTAAATGCGACTATGGTTGCGCACCGGTATCACCGGAAAATATTAGGTAACGGAAAGGTGAAGTCCGTTATTGCCGGGGATTACTATTATACAGGGGCACTGATTGTTATATTGGATAGGGTTGATTGGCTTTCGTCAGATTGTCTGGTTACGCTCTATATTGATAAAGATGAAATGCGGCTTCCAATAGCTCTCCTGCGCGTTGATTCAATAAATAGTGCAGGGTACGGGCAATGTGTTGTTCTGTCTTATATCGGTGATCGTGATATGAGCGATTACATGCTTGAATCTGGCCGGTGGAAAAGCATGGTCGCTCAGCCTATAATCATGTCTAAGCACGTTGAGGGTTTTACTAATGTCTAAAAGTGATGTTGAAGTGATGGGTGTGTTTCAAAAACCTGCAATTGCGAAAATCGCTAAGGTTCTTGATGACTTTCGAGTCGTAATTAATGTTGGATCTGTTGATGGCGTTAAATTAGGGCATAAATTTCGCATATACAAAATAGGAGAGGAAATTCTTGACCCCGATACTGGAGAAGGTCTCGGCCAAATAGAGCATATTAAGGGCTTTGGTGAGGTGCTTCACGTTCAAGATAGAATGGCGACTCTGCAAACAACTGAAAAATATGAAGTTCAGAGGAAGAACGGATTAGCACTTATGTTTCAAAATGTCGAAGTTACGAAGGCCCCTAAGGAATTTATTGATCCAGAGATAGGTGATTTGGCAGTTCGGATCTAAACGCCGGCGAAGATCTACTTATCGCGACCCAAGCGTATCGAGAATGCCAAGTTATTAGTCGTCGTCAGCGTTCATCTGTAGCGATTCGGCAAAGCCTGCTTGCCTTAATTTGCGCGCCACGTTTTCAGGTACGCTAAATTTGTGGCGCGGAATTGCGAAGTACGCTGCGCACTGATCGACGCTCAGCGAGTAGGCATGTGCAATCACTCGCTCGATGGCTTTGGCGTCTTTCGTCTCGCCCAGGTCTGACGTCAGCTTGATCAGTCTGTCGCGCATGCCCTGCCGGAAGTAGTGGCGGATCGTTTCAGACTTTCCGGGCTGCCTGGGCGGTGCCTGCGGTATTTCCTCCGGCTTGGCATTCATCACCAGCAACTGCACCGCCTCGCTCACTTCCTCGATGCCATACCATGCCATCCTTTCGGTGAGCATCTTGCGTATGCCGGGCTGTACCGTGTGCCGCAACTCCTGCTCGCCCAGCGCCTGCCGCCTCTCGGCAAGCTTGGCCGTGCGTTCCTTCTGTTCGGCTGCCATGGCCTACCTCTTCTATTCCGCTGGCCGGCAGTGCGAGCCAGGTTTGTCGTTTGCGTTGCTGGGCGCGGGCTATGCGGCGCATGAGTCGACCTTCACCTGTTGCCAGGCGCCGACCGAAGTCAGCAAGGATGACAGTTGCGCCTCGGTTACCGTCTTTTCGCCAGGCACTGCCAGCCAGCCCATACCTACTCGGTGATTCGGGTTGCAGTCGGCCTTCACTTCTTCATAGAAGTGCTCAAGGACGTCCGAAAGCCTTTCCACCAGGTGCACGCCGTCTGGTCTGATGTCGATCGATTTCATGTACTGGGCTCCATCTTGGCGAACACAGATGCTGGCGATGTATATCGTCCAGCGGTGTGCAACATCGCAGAGCGCGTCGGAAACCGTTCTCGAAAGAATCTGCTTTCCGTTCTTCCAGTTGATCATCACCTGCAGGCCGCTTGGATCGATGTTGATGACGGCAGCATGGTTGGTGTTGATCAGGGCCCGCATGCTGCGTTCGATCTGAACGCGCCGATTGCACGGCTTGCGCTTGCTCATAAAGCCTCCGCGAGTTTGCGCAGCGCCTTACGCTCGGCCCGGGTAATGGGCGGCTTGCGGCGCTTGAGGATGGTTTCGGGGTCGATCTTTGTGGAGCGCTTCGGCGGTGGCGGATTGATCGCCGGACTATCGCCGATGGTGAGCTTGCCGCCGGCGGCCAGGTGCCGAAGGACCTGACTGGAAAGCTCCAGCGCTTTCTCGCGCCGAAACTCGATGTCTGATTTCAGGTTGCTGATCATGATCAGGCTCCTAGGCGATGGGCTTGCGCCCGGGCTTTGTCCGCGACTTCATCAACCATCCTGCCAAGCTCCAGATTGAACTGGACCAGCTCTTGATGAAGCATCGCGATGTACTCCTCATCGCGCTCAATGGTCTCGATATACAGCCGGCAGTCTTCATCCTGGCGTGGATCGAATGACAGGAAATCCCACCACTCCCGGCCCGTGACGAACATGCAGCCCTGAACCTGCGGCTTATGTTCCTCGGGCATGCCTTCGAGCCAGGTGCGGACGTGGACGGCCTCATTGAATGGGCATTTCGACTCAATACCTCCGTCCTCGCCAATCAATCCGTCCGGCGAACAGCCCAGCCAGTCGTATTTTGGATGAACTACGAAGCCCGACTTGATGACGCTGTTACCAGTCAGGATTTCGTAGAAGTCGTGGCTCGACTGCTCAACCTCGGTTCCCCAGGCCATCGACTTGCTGCTGACCGAATGTTTCGATCGGTTGGCCAGGCGCTCAAAAGCCAGCTCGCGCATGTAGGTGGTACGGGCCGCAAGCGGCTTGCGTTTGCCGTGTTTGTCACGGTCGCCCCATGCAATAACATCCTTGAATCGGCTGGCGGTGAGTCGCCCGCTGCGATCCTGGTGCCACTGCTCGGTGCGTTGAAGGTCTACAGAGGCGTTCATTGAGCATTGTCCTGACTATCGACGTCGGCAGCAGCGTCGGCGCTATCGCTGACAGTTGTGAACTCGGCGTCTATGGTCTGTGCAATGGCCTTAAGTTCTCCATGACGAGTCACGCCAATGGCTCCGCGCTGCTGTGGTTTCAGGGCTTTCCATGCTTTTTCATAGCCTTCAATGCCCTGCTCTTGAGCGATTTTTTTCAGCTGCTCGAAAAGGTCAGAGGTCGCATCTGTTGTGTCGCCCTGGGGTACTGAGGCGGCACCTACATCAGCAGGCTTTTCGCTGGTAGATCTCGGGGTAACGTCTGTTTCCGGAAGCGTATAGCCGTCGTCCAGCTCTTCGCGTGTGTACACGCCCAGGATCACGTCAGGGCAATACAGGCGAGCCCATTTTTTGAGGGCCAGGTAGGCGATCTGCTGCTTCGGATCGTCTGCCCACAGCGTCGAGTTCCGGGTTCGCGCCTGGGTCATCAAGGTGGTAAGTTCGCGCGGGGTATCCTCGCCCACGAACGTAGCCCAAACGCGGACGCCCAATCCTTTCTCGTCATTTATGTTCCAGTTTGGGACGCGATACTTTTTCGGCTGCCCGTGGTCATCCGTTTGTTTTTTGCTCTCGATCTCGCGGAAATTGCCAATGATTTTGTCCCAGTCGCCAAACCACTCGTAGTGGATTCGATCAATGGTCGGGGCTCGAGTGGTGATGACCGCGTTGACCAGCTGGGCTTCGTAGCTCAGCTGGCCTCCGTTGACGATGAAGGTCTTCTGCGCCACTTGGAATGGGTTCATTCCCCACTGCATGGACTGCATGATCACTGCCATGCAGTCGGCGGTGTTGCCGTGAAAGTGCTTCGGCAGGGTTGTTTTGCCCCCTGCCATGATGCCCGCGAGCTCAGTCATCGACTGCATGCTGTCGCGATTGAGGATCAGCCCAGTCGGACTGGTGTCCATTGGTAAGGTAGAAATCTGGGTTTGGGCGCTCATTGCTAACTCCATAGCCGACGACTTTGGTCAGCCTCCGGGGTGATTTCAGGGTTCTTTAGAACGACATGGCGCGCAGCCAGGCAGAGGCCTCGTCATTGGTGACGCAGAAGGCCATGGCTACGACCTCGACCACTTCGCTGGCACTTGGAATGTTCGAGTCAGCGAATGCGTCCGCCGCTGGGGCCGGATCAACTGCCGCTGCAATCGTTTGTGCTGGGTCAGCAATCACTGGAGCCGCAACAACAGTCACTGCTGGGGCGGGCGCAGCAGCCTGGGCACGCAGACGGGCCAGCTCTTCCTGGTCACGCTGATACTGTGCGTCACGTTCACGCTGCTGGCGCTGTTGCTCTTCCTGCCGTTCACGGTGCTGGCGTTGTTGTTCTTCCATGTCGCGGCGCTGCTGGTCCAACTCGTCCTGCTGCTTCTTCAAGCGCAGACGGTCTTCCTCGGCGCGCTGCTTGCGCAGCTCTTCAGCCTCTGCGTCGGCGAGTCGTTGCTTCTCGCGCAGCTCGTCCAGTTCTTTCTGCTGGGCCAGCAGCTTGGCAGCAGCTTCCTCTCGATCAAAGGCAGCCTTGTGTAGCGCTTCCAATTGCTCAATGGCGTTGTCGCGAGCGATGGTGCCTTCGGCTTCAAATTCGCCATATTCTTCGGGCAGGATCACCGACTCCTTAACGCTTTTCAGAATTCCGGCGACGTCGGCAGCGCTGCGGCTTGCGTATACGGCGGCGACAGAGCTGAAGCGGGTAATCTTGGCCCGGATGGCTTCGACACGCTCAGCCTCGACACGCTCGCGCTCTGCCTTGGCATCAGCTACGCGTTTTTCTTCGGCTTTGATTGCTTCGTCAACAGGAGTCTCGATTGCCAAGACTCGATCTTTCAGCGCCTCGCCGAACTCCTTTACCTGGTTGACGCGAGCCTGGGCGTCTTTAACCGCCTGCTGGTAGGGAACCAGTGCCGTTTTGGTAGTGTTGGCTAGGGCATAACGCACGTCGCGGATATCGACGCGAACTTCCTTTGCATTCGCCAAGCCTTCGCTGGTCGAGCAGTCAACCACCAGCTTCCCGTAGGTTGTCTCTAGCCGAACGATTTGCTCCTCGTGCGGCCGATACTCCGCGATGTCGGTGACGGCGACAGCAGGAGCAATGGACTTCTTGGATTCTTCGGTTTCGCTCATTTCGAGCGATTCTTGTGCGGGTGCTTTTTTAATATTTGTGGACATGACGATCCCTCGCCGCGCCTGGCGCAGCATTGAAAGTGTTTGTGGTGTGGTTATGCCGTCAAGCGGCGTTAGAGGTGGAGGCGTTGTAGTTGGCGTAGATTTTGTCGATGCGCGCTTGGTAATACCTGTGTTCGGTATCGTCGATGGCTCGGAGCATGAATGCCAGGGTTATGCATGACCGAGCCGCGGCACTGGCGTTTGGTTTTCCGAGGTCGCGAATCAAGTTATCGACCTCGGCTTCTATCCAGCCCACGGCGATCTGATGGTCTCGCTGTGCGATGTTCATTCAAAACCTCCTGCTGGTGGGCAGATCAGTTCCATCTGTGTCATCGCGGCACCGATGCGCAGCTTGAGGCTGGCTCGCTCTCTGAGGCGACTGGCCTCGCGCTCAGCCAGGTCGTCTGGCGTGTACTCGTGGAACAGGTCGACGTGCACGTTCCTGCCGAAGTTGGGTAAGTCCCAGCGTCTGTCCGATTCCCTGGCCTGGGCGCTATCCGCGTAGCTGGTTGGCATGGCGAGTCTCTAGGCGCCGGGCGAGGGCGCAGGCTTCGTTGTGATCGCGGCGGAACCCCATTACTTTGTCGGTCCGGGTATCAACCACATGGAAGAAGTCACGTCCCGCCGGCTTCACCGCCATCCTGAAGTGGACTACGGGCTCAGGCCGCCCAATCAGCCGGTAGAAGTCGGCAGTGGCGATACGGGAGCGCTGACGCAAGCCATCGACGATGTCGCGGCGTGATTGGATGCTGTGGTGCATGGTCACCTCCAAGGTTGCGGATTGTTCATGTGTATTCGTCACACTCATGTCTCCCGCTGGTTGCCGATGGGCGCGGGGTGAGTGGTGACGAGTAGAGGCGAGAAGGGTGGGGGCCGGTCTTTCCCGGCTGTCATTTGCAGGGTGTGGGTTGACGGCCCACTGGCACAGCGCTGTACCTGCATTGGCGTGTGAACTGCATGACGTTTGTCTTCCTTTGCTCTCGCGCTGGCTGGCGGTACTCAGTTCACACTCCGATGCGGCCTCCTGCTACGGGCCATTGTTTGTTACCTGCGGAGGATATAGCGGCTCGATGCTATGAGCGCGATAGCTATTAACTTCGACTATCTAGGCATAATCTGAATCCGTCCCCATCTTCAGCGAGTGCAAAATCATGGTTTGTTTTAATTGCTCGCGGTCACCAAGCGATCCTCTCTTCGAAACCGCTCGCTTAAAACGGAGCGGGCCGTCAATACGTGAGCAATTAAGAGATGGATTACCGATGGTTTGCACCGAGTGCGCGGAGAGGTGGGTAAAGTGGACGCTTATTTCGAATACTTCACTCGAATGCTGGCAGCGAGTGAAATCTTGAGATAATTGTCCAACCTGACTTCACAGAGGGCGGCGTCTATCGGTTGTTTTCCCGATGGCCACCGCTCCGAATGGGCATCAGTGAAAAGGTCCGTCATGCCGCAGTCAGTGCCCGCTGCGCACGAAGCTCAGTCACCGCCTCGCGTGGCATGCAGCCATCTGAATACAAATCGAAAAGGTCGCTTTCTTCCTGCGAGCCCTCAGCGACGTAATGCCCGAGCACATTTTCAGCCCTGTTCAGCCAGTCGCGATAAGCCAGTGCAGATGAGTCTTCGCGGCATTCGTCAGCCGCCATCGTTGCCATGTTGAACATCGTGGTGTCCTCCGGTTTTCATCCCAAAGCCCGCTCAGTGAACGGGCTTCAGTGATGCTTTCCGCCGTGAACCGCTACTGGCTGATCACGGGTAAATCCATTCGTTGGTGCGCATCCGGTACAACCTGGCCCTTGTCCAGTTCGCACTCCGTTGTTTCTCCGACCGCGACCCCGTCCGCCGGAAAACTAGATTTGGCGCTTTACGCTGCACGCCCGGGTCAGTTGCCAACCCTCTGAACCGTTGAGGCCGGTTCATCGCTGCCTTTGAATCTGGGCCGGTGGTGATCCGGCAAGGGGTGTCGCTAAAGAGCGGTGCAGCTCTTGCTGCTGGCCGGCATCTTTCATTGCTGGCTTGAGGCGATAATCACAGAGTGTGTTTGTGATGTCAACACGCAACGTGTTTGTATTTTTCATGATTGGATCACGCTGTGTGGTTTTTATAGGGAGATTGAGAAGGACGGGGCGCTGAACTCGCCTGCCGGCGGGCTCATTTAGTAATCGCAGTACTCGCGCCAGCCGATCCTTACGGCGCCATCATCCAAATGCTCGATCCTTATGCCGGCGGTGTCGCCGATATCCTGGATCACCTGGCGCCAGGCTTCAGGGCTTTCGTAGTCGCGCCTGGAGACCTCAACCAACTGAATCCGCTGTACCCGGGGAGAGGCGATCAAGCGTTGCAGGCGGTGGCCCACAAGCTCGTAGGAATTTCTCGGTTTGGATGTGGGGTAAGGTGCCTGGTTCATGCTTCGCTCCTTGCGAATACTGTAGATATGTACAGTATTGGCGCTGACATATCTTGGCAAGAGGCCGGCAGTGAGTTTCATGCATAAATGCATATTTCGGACAGCGAAGTCTTTTCGGCAGGCATGAAAAAGCCCGCGCGTAGCGGGCTGTACTTGAATGCATAGAGCGAAAGCTACTTGCCGGGAGAGGCCCACCTAGCCAGCGTCCAATAGCTAAACTGACCAATCCTTGGCTCCTTTGCGTACTCTGTAGGGCGCTTCAAGCCGACCTGCATAAGATCGTCTCGCACTTGCACTACAGTCCAGCGAATATTCTTCGCCAAGTCCTTTTGGTGGAAACAATTTTCTCCCGAGGTCCTGTCAGCCCAGGCGGTAAATTCTGACCGGTTATAGTGAAAGAGGGACTGATTGAAATCGGTAGCGGAAACGCAGCCAAAAGCTGAGCCGTCTAAAATCACTAGGTCGTCGGCTGATGCACGAAAAGTACCGGGCGCGGCAATGTGTGAGTCTACATTCGCCACCGGAAGCAAACGGTACGCGATCGCACCGATAATGATTGCCACGAGACCAGAGCACAGCGCTACGAACAGCGCGTTATTGCCAGTTGCCGAAGCTGCTCGCGGAAGTACTTCTACAGACCCTGTGACAGGACTCTGACTTTCTTGGTTAATGGGACCTGCGTTATCGTCAGGCGAAACATCGGCGCCGCAATGTTTGCACTTTATTGCTGCGCGCTTGATGGTCTCGGCGCACATCGGGCAAATCCTGTCAGATGAGGCGTCGATCTCAAAGGTGAGCTTTTGTTCTGTATTCGCCGAAACCGACCATACGAGCGCTGCCACCCATCCAAGTGCTGTCCACCCTAGCAACAGGTTCATCAAAAAATCGAGTTGCCGTTGCGATGCTTGCGCTTTGCAGCCACGAAGGTGGGCGTGAAATATATGACGAAGGCAGCCATTAAAAGCACAACGCCGGCCAGTGGACTTCCACTATCCATACCAAAAACCTAGTCCATTGAATTGAGCCAGCACTTTATCATTCGTGGCGTACAGCCACCATTGGCGGCGTACGGATTCAGGTCGGGTAGGGGAGATACAAGAAGCCCGGCGCTGGGCCGGGCTTTTGATCAGGAGCAGGTCCCGCCCTTATGGTGCGATCCTGTTCCACCTGTTGGGTGAGTGCCTTTTGGGCATGCTGAGGCGGAAAAAGAAGCAATCGAAAGCAGGGCCACCAGGCCAATCACAGCGAATTTTTTCATAAAGCCTCCATGCACTGCGGAATGCAGTATCAGGGCATCGGCATGCTGTGATGCTACTTGAATCAAAAAGCACTGCGCTGGACCGCGCCCGCCTCCAGCGAAGCTAGTGCGGTCACCAATTTTTAACGGCCTGCATATTTTAGATCGACCTGCTAAAAATCCATCGACCTGCATTTTTTTTGACGACCTGCACTTTTTTGTATAGCCTGCATCTACACACATACTAGGAGCGGGACCATGACCACAGGGCTTTCCAGAATCATTGATAATCACGATCGGTCGCTCGAGGAAAGCTACACCGCGACCACATCGTTTAAGAGAAAGTCCTATGCGGTTTCTAACCTTCGTGGGGGGATTGGAAAATCGACTCTGTCTTTTAACTTAGCTTGGATGTTTACTCGGCATCATTCAACATTAATGGCCGACCTCTGTCCGCAGCGCAATTTCACAGAGTCGCTAATGAGGGGGGCCAAACCCGAAATCACCATTGGTGATGCACTTCGTCCAAAGGTACTTGGTCCGGCATTTGGGGACGTTCCGGACGATATTTCTTATCGAGTAAGTACCTATAACGACCATTTCAAAGGTGGCAGGCCCGGATTCTTCGTTCCTGGAGATGGTCAACTTTTCGCATTCCCCTCTGCCTTATATCAACAGCTCCAACAAGCAATGGCAGCAAGTAATCAAAAAGCGGTCCATAATATTCTTTTTAGCCTGAAAACTATTTTAGAAGCCGAAGCGAAAGAGAAGAAGTGTGAAAAAATCCTGATGGATTGCAGTCCATTTTATGGCGGCGGTACTCATTTGGCTTGGTGCGCGGCTGATGCTTTAATCATCCCAGTTCGGGTTGACGAGCACTCTATTGAGTCCTTAGACATCACACTAGACATGCTTGCGAACCCCAACAGTGACTATAATGTATGGGCTGAACGAGCTGGCGGAATGAACCCGCCAAGAGTGGCGGCTATCGTAATGACGATGGTCGGAGCGCGAAGCCCAAAGAAAGGCGTCAAAGATAGAGCTTCACAAATGTATGTCGAGAAAGCCTATCAAGTTGCAGCCAGATATCCGGATCTTTTTGATGTCGACGATCCAGCTGATGCTTTTGCAATTACAGATGACTTCATGTCGGCTGGACGCATTAGTGGGGCTGAAGGAATACCAATTCCAAAGCTAAAGGTTGGCCAGTTCCATACGGTTAACGGGAGTCGGTTACAGGTAAACCAATCACAGACAAAGTATCGCAAAGAATTAGAGTATCTTCTGAGCATTATCTAA